ATAGCTTTATTGCCTTCGAAGAATGATGCCTCGACGAGCTTCATCTGAACGGCAGTCTGCGCCAGACCAGGAGCCAGCTGACGGGAAAAAACATTGGACGCTTCGATGGTCTCGATTCGCAGGCTCTCCAGCTTCTTCCTCAGAGCTTCCGCAATCTGCGCCTGCTCCTTGGACTGCATCTCGCGCTTCAGTTTGGCTTCCGCTTCAGCCTGCGCATCCAGCGACTTCTTCAAGCGATCGGTCTGGTCAGTCAATGCGGCAGTGCTGATGCCGACTGACTGAAGCAGCTTGGCGAAATCATTCATGAAAGTAGAAGACTCACTGAGTTGCCCCAGCGCTTTGGCAGCAAAGACAATGCCAGCGGCAATCAGAGCGAACTTGAGCAGCAGCGGAGACAGTATGGCGACTATCGCACCCATCGCGATCAGGAACGGAGTGGAGTTATCAGCGACGAATCTCAACGCTCTGCCTATCGCCTCCGCCGTCGACCGGAAACCATCGGAGTCAAGAGTCGCCTTGACTATCTTATTGCTCAGGTCCTCCAGCCGCGGCAGCACTAGGCTGGCAATGACGTTGTAGAACCCCTGACTGGCGGCAGACATCCGCTTTAGGTTGTCCTGAAAATTCTCTGCCTGCTTGGCCGTATCCTTACTGATGACAAGATTCAGCTTCTGCGCCTGCTCGTAGACTTCCTGAATTCCTTTCGCTCCAGAGTTCAGCAGCGGAATGAGCTGCTGACCAACGCGCGCACCGAACACCCCCATCGCGATGGCGGTCTTGGTCGCGCCATCCTCAGTGCGCGCGAACTCGAACGCCAGCTTCTCGAGCTGCTTCTCCGGTGTCAGATCCTTGAATGCCTTGGCATCGATGCCAAGCGCCTTCAAGGCGCGCGCCATCTCGCCAGTTTCCTTGTCGGCGTCGGTCATGCCCTTGGCAAGCCGACCCATCGCCTTGGTGAGTGACTCGATGCTCACATCGGACAGGCCAGCCGCCAGCGACAAGGCCGACATGGCCTCAGTGGTGACGCCGATCTTCTGGGCTTCCTTGCCGAGCTTGTCCATTGAATCAATGGCGCGCCCGACACCCTTGATCATGTCTCCGATCGCGCTGCCGACCTTGTCGAATATCTCAGCAAGTTTTATCCCGGCAGCAACAGCAGTAGCGTCGCGCGCGAAGCCCTTCAGGCCGCTGCTGGCCTTCTTGATGCCATCCTCGAACTCGCCGGTATCGGCTCCGAGGACAACACGTAGTGCGCCAATAATGGCGGCCATCAGCCAGCTACCTTACCTTTTCGCGCGGCCTCGACGCGCTCCATGGCCTTGACCCACTTGTTCATGACTTCAGCCTGCTCCTCCAGCGTCTGCTTGCGGCGTCTCTGCGAGGGCTCATCCTTGAGCAGGAGACGATTGAGCTTCGGCATTGATTTCGTTCTGCTCAAAGCAGCAACGTGCCAGGCCAGCCAGGCGCGCTCGTTGTGCTCGCGCCTGCGCTTGACTTCATAGGCGCGGAAAGTCGCGTTGATCTGCCGCGGCGTGCGACGCCAGAAAACGTCAGCGTCTAGCCCGAGGGACTCCCAGAGGGCGAGGAGTGCTTCCCATTGGGACCGGGTGTCACCATCTGCGGAGGGCGGGCAGAACCATCCTCCGGCTCGAACGTGGCATTCAGCGCTTTGGTGATGATGTCGCTGGTCTCGTTCGGCAATTGATGCTTCCAGATCTCTGTCACGTCTTCCATGCTGAGACCAGGATGATGGTCCTGCAGACCAGCCCAGAATATCTTCTGCAATGTGCTCAGCCGAAAATTCTCTGGATCGTTCGCCAACTTGACGATCTTCGTGGTGCTCATGTCCAGCATCTCTTCCAGCTGCCGCAGCGCGTTAGTGGAAAAATGCATGGTGTAGCTGGACGCGCCAGCCCTGAACTCAATATCTCCGCGCAAGGAGTTCGCCATCGTTATCCTCAGTAGTTGGTTGTGATCAGGCCGGTCACCTTGATCGTGACGGTGGCCGTCATCTTATCATCTACTGGCGCTTCCGGCTCATAGCCCGTGATCTCTCCGTTGAATGTCCACGACATGCCATTGGAGAAGATGATCTGGCAGCTGCGGCGCCGGCTCTCAGTGACTGCCGTGTTCATCCAGTCGAACAATATCTGGTCTGTTTCGCTGCCAGGAATGAAGTTCATCTCGAACGAAGTTTCACCAGGATCGATTAGTCCGCTGATGAACTCGCGAATGCGACCGGGAGACTGCATGTGAGTGACGTCGACCTGATCCACGGTAAGCGACGGAGGCGTTATGTTGCTGACCTCCGACAGGTACATGTAGTCCGTTGGGGAGGACCCGCTGTTGCCAACGCGAAAGAATGAGCCATAGCCAAGCAACGCGCTGCTTGCTTGACCTTCGGGAGGGGAGTTAGCCATCGGGTTTGCTCCTTTGTGTGATCACTTCTTTGCCGCCAGTCGAGCAGCCTTGCGCGCCGCCCGCGCCGCGGCTTTCTCTATCTCGATCCAGAGATCGTCGGCCACGCTTTTCAACGCCGTCTGTTTGTTGGCATCCCACGCCGGCCGCAGCGTCGGGTGCGGTGTGCTGTTGACGGTTCCGAATTCTTCCGTGATTGCTTGTGCAAGCGCGCCGGGGCCGGCAAAGACTTCCACTTCGGATTCTTTTTGATGTTGCGATCGCTGACGCTTCGACAGCTTGTCGCTAACGCCAAATGAGCGCTGAAGTCTACCCGTCAGCACGCGCGACGCTGATCTGGCATCATCTGCGATCGGTTGGCCGGCCTTGATCAGCGCCCGCTTGATCACGTTTTTCTGGGTAGCTCTCGGCAATTCGCCAAGCGCATCCAGCGTGTCGCTCAATCCCTCAACGACGAAAGTCTTTTTCGCCAATTCAGTACTCGGCGAACTTGAAGAAATAATCCCTGCGGCGAGCAAACAACTTGGCAGTCGAGTCATACTCGTCGCGACCTATGTCATGGAACACACCGTGGATGTTCACGGTTGACTGCGGCGAGTTCGATCCATATGCAACCACACCGCGGAACCCGCTCAGTGCATCGAAGCAGGCATCCCCAAGCTGAGCAGACAGGTCGGCTGTCAGAGCCCAGCCGTCAATCTGGTAGCGCGCACTGATCAGATTATCTGAGCTTCGCATGTTATAAGTCGTGTCTTCAGTCACCAGGAAATACACCACACTCGGGCTGGTGATGCCCTGCGGCAGCAGGGTCGGATAGACGCGCGAGCCTCCGACCAAGCCGGACACGGTGGCGTTGTTCAGCAGCAATTGCCTGATCGCCGGGCGGATGTCTTTCATCTACGTCCCGTTGTTCGACCGCGCTATTTCCAGCCACGCGCTGAGAGCGACGCTGTAAACTAGCGTGATAGTGTCTTCTTCGTTATCGAGTACCATGTCGCCGGCCAATTTGAGATTTCCCGTGCCATCCTTGAGGGTAACGGTGCGGGCAGAATTGGCGGCGCGGAGAATGAGTAATTCGCAGACTCCTAGGGATGGGGTGATCGTGTCCAGATCGTCGGACGCGGCATCGGCTTCAGTGTCGACGGTATGAAACGACTGCGTTTGAGAGATGACTCCAGATGCGATGGTCCGCTCGGACTCACCCAGATAAAATGCGAGCGGCCCACTGCATAATGTTCGACCGCTAATGATTGTATTAGCGCCTGGAATAGTGATTCCACTTCCTCCAAAAATTATCTGGTCAACACCCCCACTCGCCAGCGTTGGTGTTCCGCCGCCGCTTGGGTTGTCATATAGCCTGAACTTGCTAGTCGCACCCTTTTTTGCCTCTATATAGGTGAAGTCCGTTGGCGCAGCCGACGATGCATTAACTTGCAAGTATCCTGTTGTGTTTGTCGTTGGTGGCGTTGCGCTGTCGCCTGCTGCCCCCACATCAGCATAAGATGGCGTAGTCGGCAGCAGCGACGAATTGTTCAGAAGCGGATAAACATCCTGATCAACCGTCGCGATCAATCCAGTTGTGTTGGTTACGGTGCCCCCAGCGACGGTGCGATAAATTCTGTAACCGCCAACCGCGCCCTCGACGGGCGTCCATGTGACCAAGTTATTTTGATTGTCCTGAGATAGATCATCAAAGCCAACGGCAGTGCTTACCTCCGCAGACGATTGCGATGTGAGACCATCCGCGAGAACGGCAACGACTTTATAAGCATAGGTTTTACTGCCGCCGCCAACACATTGGTACTGCCCAAGGCACCCGGTTTGAACGCTGGTAATGGTTGGAACACCGAGAGCCTGGATATCCACGCGCCCATTGATTGCGCCGCCGAGCGTGAGATTGTCCCCGAACTGAACCACACCATCGCCAGTGCGGATGGCCATG